GACCCGTGGTAAACACGAGGCCATCATTTACTGTAAAGGCCTAAGATTACGATTCCTTGATCTCATTTTATCAATGGATGAAGGTTTTAATCTAAGGGTCCCCAAGTCAGTTCCTAAAGTCCTTAGACCGATAAAGAAGTACATAGAGGGGAAAGTAAATTACCCTTTTATAAGGCTAATTAATTCCTGTCTCTATGTTACCCGCTTTATTAGGTTGGAACCAGTTCCAAATCACTCTACGATAGAAGCAAGGCCCGGTTATACCGGAGACCCCCGACATCTTAGAGATGAAATGAAACAGTTCCTTAAGGATTTAGGCATCAATACGAAAATGGGGTTAGGGAAAGTACCTAAAGCATTACGCTTTAGCCACTTCCATATGACATCAAAGAAAGGGCCCAATGGGCATGCCCTTTGGACTTCCTTCGATGATGCATTGGCTCTGACTCCTGACATGCTCGAATCAATTCGAGTAGTCGGTGGAGACAGACTCCATAACCTCATTTCTCGTTTTATTTCTCTTTATCTTGTTTTACCTGCATTCTTCGACCGGTTCAGAACCCTCACGGGTGCTAGAATCCCTCGTAGAATAGCATGTATACAGGATAAGGAGGGGAAAACGAGGGAAGTTGCTATAGGAGACTATTATACTCAGGCAGCATTGCTACCTTTGCATGATTTTCTCTTCAAGCATCTTCGTCGTATCACTCAGGACTGTACCTTTAACCAAACAAAACTATTTAGGTCCCTTTGGGCCGATAATGGGAGCTCGTTCCATTCCGTAGATTTAACTGCGGCAACAGACCGATTCCCAATAGCGATCCAAAAAGAACTATTAGATGTTTGGTTTGGTTCTGAGTATGCAACACATTGAGAACGTCTCATGGTTGGCCAACCATTCAAATACAAGAATGATTGAATCATCTATGGGACTGGTAATCCAATGGGATTTTATTCCTCTTGGGCTACCTTCGCAATGTGTCACCATTTCTTCTTATGGAAGGCCTGTAAAAAGGCCAACCGTAATTGGAAACGGTGTCCTTATATGCTCCTTGGCGACGACATCGTTATTGCTAATGATACCGTGGCTAAAGAATATAAGGATTTACTCAGAGAGTGAGACATTTCTTTCTCTGTAGAAAAGACCCATATTTCGCAATATGGATTCGAATTTGCTAAGCAAATCCGTCTACACAGAGAGAATGTCTCACCCTTCCCTTTGTCTGCTCTCTTTGATCGACGATCCGAGACATTTACATGCCTTGGGATTATCGTCTCAGAGCTAATGACGAAAGATTGGAAGACCGACATTGGTACTTCACTAAAGACCTACTTTATGGATGTTAAAGGGTGGTCACGACGTCAATATGACGCCATGGCTCCCAAAATATCCTTAGTAGTATCCTTATACTTATTCTTGAAAGGTAAAAGAGGACTAGGTAATGCCATTAAGGATTACGTAGCTCTATGAACCGGAAAGCGTTATGATGAGGTAGATGACTGGGATTACCGTTTATACGGTAATTACCTAGCGCTTCTAACCCTTCATGATACTTTCCTCAAGAGTAAGGATAGGGTAGTGACTGGAAACCAGCCCCTTGGCGAATTAGCCACGGAGATGGTTATCTTTATCACATCTTTAGAGAGTGAAGCTGATCAAGCAAGGTGCTTCGATTTAATCGAAGCTGTGCCTTTCTTGCAGATATATGGGCGGGCTGAGGAAACATTCCTAAGCCTTAATACCGACATCTCCGTTTACATGATCGGGGAAGACCCCGAGATGTTCAAGAAGATGTTTGGTAAAGTCGATATACCTCTCTCAGACTCTGCTTTTTATGAACGCCGTCGAGACGTCATAATAAATCAGTGTCTGAGAGCAGCTGATGTTATGATTGGGTACATTAAGTCCGTTCCGTCAATGAAAATTGACGAACTCGATATTAACATACAGTTCCCATGGGCGTCGTTCATTCGGCACCCTAAGGTACCTATGTTTAACAGACCATAGGA